CTTCTTTTTGCTCGTTCATTTTCTGATAAGTCGGCCCGAGCTCTGCAATATGCTCTGCATGTTGCTTCAGTATCTCGTCAACGCTCTTAACGTCTCGGCCAGCGTTTAAAAAATACTGAACTACGGCAGCTCCTGCGAAGGTGAGCGCCTGCGTTACTAAACCTATGGGATTAAGCATGGTTAGAAATGCACTGCCTAGGCCCTTCACAAGCCCAGTAAGTCCCCCCGCTCCACTGAGCATTTCACCCAATTTTCCGCCTTGTTGAAGGGCAATCATAAATGGGGAGTCGCCACTTGCCATTCGGGCACCCATTTCAATGAGGACATCCTTCAGGTCTTTCGCCTTTATGCTCACCGCTTCGATTGAATTCTGGTTGCCCTGGCTTTCTGCATTCATGCTGGTGAGTGAACCCGCAACCTTGTCAACGGCTCCCGCTGTAGAAGAATAGCTATTCTTCCATTCTATCATGCCAGCCGTCGCTTTGCCGATCGCTCCTGTGTTTGCGACCGCTTTGACGCCTAGCGTGCTAATCGCGCGAGCCGCCGCCCCTACTTCCATCTCAACGTTGCCTGCCGCAACAGCAACACGATTTATCCCTGCAGCAGCCTGATCGACACCAACGATCGTGAACTTCACACCCAAAGTTGCAATATCTGTCACTGGCATACCTTTTCAAAACATGCGAAATACAACCCTGCGCTTTGAGTGGGGGATTTCGTGATTAGATTGTGGAGATTGGTCAGCGTGGCTTTTTTGCTGCCGGCCATTGGCGGCTGTAGCTCTTCTGAATCGAAATTGGTGACTGTGTGCGAAGAAGTTTTGAAATTGAGACTTTTAGCACCGGCAGGATACAAGCGGATCGAAATCAAAGAATCCAACGAGCCTCTCAACCGCGCCGACTACAAACGCTATTTGGCGGGAGACGAATATGGGCCGCTCATCCAGGGAGCCAGGATGAAGGATTTTGACCAAGGCCGGGTAAAACCTCTGATGTTTGAGGTTCTTATAACTTACGATGCTCCCAACGCCTATGGCGCACCAATTCGCGGCACCTCCAGATGTCAGTATCCAACTGACAATGAAGACACCTCCAAAGCGGACCGTCTCTACGTAATGGTTGACGGCAAAACGAACGCTGAGTGGTTAGTGACGCAGCGCTAACAAAAGCGGGCGACTATGAGGTTTCGGCTACTTGTGACTGCATTCTCCGCGTGCACTCCCCTATACTGGATGGATTCGCGACACATTCAGACGGCTGTTCAGCTGAAGCAACGGCACCCGACTGCTACTCCTTAAAATTTTCGAGAGACACTTATGGACGTTTGGCTAAAAGCTTTGATCGCAACCGCATGCGTAGTGGTAATCGCGAGCGCCGCGATTGTCGGCGGTGTTGTTGGCTGGCAATACTACCAGGCATGGCAGGAGGAGAAGGCTGTCAAGCTTGCCGAGCGAAAATTCAAATGCACCGATGCACTAAGAGAAGAAGTCCGTGCGAAAGCAGGAGAAAAGACATATGGTTCGTTAGCTCTCGTGGTTGCCGAAGCGGATAGTTGCCGAGCGGAGTTTCCTGATATTCGAGCCTCGTTCTGCTTTCGTCTCTGGAAAGACGTAAAGCTATTCAATGCAGGGTCAACTACCGACTTTTTCGACAAAATGACCTCTGCGGCGGCCAAAGAGGTTGACGCGTGCAACCAAGAATTTGGCTATAATGAGCCAGAAAAGAAACCTCTTCCTCAAAACACAAGTGAGTGGAAAGCGGCCACACCATCAAAACCTGCGGCGGTGCTAACAATGGTGGCAACCTGCGAAGCTGCATTGAAATTTCGCCTGGGGTCATCAGCTACCTATACTCAAGTTGACCATTCCAAAGCCCAATTTCCAATGGGTCGCAGTGCGTTCGCAAGCTACCTTGAAAAGACTGACGACAGTCCTTCCATGCGGGAAGAGAAGCTGAAGCAGTTCGATCAGGGCGCTCTAAAGCCGGTAGAGTTTTATGTCTATTTGAGCACAAACGCCATCGTCCAAAGCCGATATCAGCGGATTGAAGCGGCCTGCAGCTACGTCGGCATACAAGGTACTGAAGCCGGCGCTGCTGTAGACAATGTGAGACTTACCTACTGAAATTCTATAATCAGGCCCTCTAGAATTACGGTGACAGTGCACTCAATAGACTTTCAAATCTGACCAACACATCCAATGGCCCGTCTCGCTCGTATCGTCGTCCCTGATACTCCACATCATGTTACACAACGCGGCAACGGGCGGGCGCAAACCTTCTTTTGCGATGATGACTATGCGCTCTATCGCGATCTCCTGGCCCATCATTGTCGTGCCGCCGGTGTAGAAGTCTGGGGCTGGGTGTTGATGCCCAATCATGTTCACCTCATCCTTGTTCCAGCGGATGCTGACGGTATTCGCCGCGCACTATCTCGCGTTCATCGCACCTATGCCGGCCATATCCATGCAAGGTTGCGCCGGACGGGCCATTTCTGGCAAGGCCGCTTCGGTTGTGTCGCCATGGATGAAGAGCATCTGGCGGCGGCGCTCCGCTACGTCGCCCTCAATCCGGTGCGCGCACGCCTTGTCGAACGGGCTGCCGATTGGCGATGGTCGAGTGTCGCCGCACAACTTGGACTGATTGAGGATGACGGCATCACCACCACAACACCGGTTCGTGCTTGCTTTCCCGATTTCGCCGCTCTCCTCACTGCCGGAGAAGAAGAGATGGCGTTTGCCGCGCTTCGCCGCGCAGAAAGCATCGGCCGCCCCATCGGCAATACCGATTTCTTTGACCGGCTCGAAGACCTCACCGACGCCGCGATCAAGCCGGCTCGCCGCGGCCGCAAAGCCAAGGTCGTCGTTGGAGGAAATTAGTGCACTGTCACCGTAATCCCTCCTCACAACCGGGGAAGAAGAGACGGCGTTTGCCGCACTTCGTCGTGCCGAAAGCATCGGCCGCCCCATCGGCAATACCGATTTCTTTGACCGGCTCGAAGACCTCACCGACGCCATCCTTAAACCGGCTCGTCGCGGCCGCAAAACTAAGGCCGTCATTGGGGGAAATTAGTGCACTGTCACCGTAATTCTGCGGGGGCACGGTCGTCACACAAACCTTAGCCGACTATGTGAGAGATCAGCGCTTTATCCAGGAACATTTAGAGAACGCATCATTGACACGCTAGATCTTTGCGTGCGACATTCGCCGAAGTTGCAAATATACCCATCTACCACCCAATGAACCTATCGAGCATCTTCATCCAATGAAGCCCATAACAAGCGTCATAAGCCTGATGACTGCGACATTGCTTTTAAGCGGTTGCAATGATTCAGATTCAAAAATGGTCACGGCATGCGAGACGGCTCTCAAGGAGCGTCTTTTGGCGCCGTCGTTGTATAAACGTATTGAAATTGATGAGAGAAAAATGCCTGTCGACCATGAGTCGTATGAAGCTAGGCTTGTTAAAAATGGCCAACGCGATCCCAGCTTTACCGATGATCCCAGCTTTACCGATGAAAAGATAAAGGATCGCCTACGCAGATTCGATAAGGGCTTATCAAATCCCGTCCTCCTGGCCGTTTTTATTAGATACGACAGTCCAAATATCTATGGAACACCTATAAGGTATCACGCCGCGTGCGCGTATTTGGATGATCCTGAAGATCACTCAGAGCCGAAGCAGTATAACGTGGAAGTTAATGGTAAAACGGACGATGAATGGAGAGAAAGCAAAGAGGCACGATATTAATGTCGATTCAAACGAAACGAGACAAAGGTAATTTTCGACCGCAGTTATAAGCTGGGGCTCAAAATGAGAAAGATTCTTAGCTTCGGAATTTCGATTTTACTGCCGTTGATGATTGCGAGCCTCGCATTCGCGGAACCAACGCCCGTTGCTGTATGTGAAACTACCGTGAAAGATCGTTTGGGGGTAAATTCAGGTTATGTTCGAGTTGGTTTTAGTCAATTAATCCAACAGCTTGGACGACCGGAATTTGAGAAATATGTTGACAAGGCTGCGTCATTTTCAAACAAGGACTTATCAAACAAGTATCATACCATGTTGATCGAAGCTTTTGACACCGGGAAAATAAGTCCGCAGCGGTATATTGTATTCCTCAACTACACGATTCCAAGCGTAAACGGAGTAGCTGCGGCTGCAACGGCAAAATGCGAATATGTCATAAACAAAGGCGGCGAGGACGAGCTAAAAGCGTCCTCCCTAGACGAACTTTCAATAGCTAAATTCCAGCCAATCAATTGATAGTAATTAAGGCGGCAAGAGAAAATGCGCGCATTTTCAACACAGCCTGACCCTCTACTCCGCCTCCCGCGCCCTGATCGCTTCCGTCTCCTCCTCCACCGCCTGGCAATAGCGCCCGTCCATTGCTTTCAGCACGGCGATGTCCTCGCGGCGCAGGAGGTTGCCGGTCAGGTGCAGCCAGGCCAGCATCTCCTGGTGGGAGAGCGGTGCCGGACCGGAAAGGCCGGGAGCCTGCGCCGAGCGCAGGTCCCAGAACCAGTCCCAGAGCGCATGGCCGGCCTCCGGCACCTCGGCCTCCGGGCTTAAAAGCTCGAAGGCCTCGTTGCGTTCGCGCCGGGTCTCGCCGTTTGTATCGCGCACGCAATCATAGCGCGCGACGATCCCTACGGCTTCTGAAAGCCCTTCGGCAAGCTCTTCATAAAATTTGCGCGGTCCTCCGAGGCGCCGGCCACCTGATCGTAGATCCAGCCGGCGTCCTCGACGACTTCGCGGGCCTTCTCGAAGGAGAGCACCGGCTGCTCGCCCTTCCACTGCTGTTCGCCCCAGCTCCAGGAAGCAATGGCGGCGGCCGCCTTATCGAGATATTCGGCCTCGACCTTGCTCGTGGTCAGCTTCTTCTTGCGGCTGGCGAGAAAGCGGTCGCTATGCTGGCGAACGATCTTCTTCACCTCGTTGCTCTCGGCCGAGCGGATCATGAAGGAGATGCCGAGCGGCTCCTCGGTGGCCGGATGCAGGAGCTGCAGCTCGAAGAGATCTTCGGAATTGACGAGACTGGAGATATCCAAGGAAACACCTTATCGGTTGGGAGATGTGAAGGTAGCCGCGCGCCGCGGGAGAGCGACGCGGGCAAGATTCCGTAAGATCGCGCTTACGGCGTGGTGACGGGATCGACGCGGATCGGCAGCTGGTTGAGGCCGACCTTGAACTTCTCCAGATCGAAATCGTCGGAGCCGCCGCCGGGATAAAGCGGGCCGGAAACGACGCCGCGCGAGTAGAACACCGTGTTGGTCTTGCCCTGCGGCGCGTCGTTGCGCTCGACCTTGATCGCCATATTGTTGACGTTGAGGGGGTTGCCGAAGGTGCGCAGGATCTCCTGGCCGGGATCGTCGGCGATGGAGGCGACCTCGAGCTCCGGATCGCCGGCGTTGGAAACGCCCTTCTGCTTCTGCTGCACCGGCTCATCCAGCGTATTGTAGTTGTTGATGGTGGATTCCGAGCCGAAATCGCCGACCTTGCCGACCTTCCCCACCTGCACCCAGGTCAGCGCGGCATAGGCGCTAGCCGTCAGGTCGGTATTCTGGGGCGTCTCGCATACGTAGACTTTCGAGCCCTTCTTCGTGCTTTTATTCGCCATGGATCATGTCTCCGGTTCAAAGGCGGTGTAGGGAATGGTGACCGGTATCTGCACCCGGTCATCCTCTTGGATCGGGCCTGCGGCCCACGGCTCGCTGCTGATCGTGATCTTCACGCCAGAGGCGAATAGCGTCTTGTTGTTGAAATGGTCGATGACCCGGCCGGCGGCATCGAGTGGCTTGATCAGCCCGCCGCCGGCCTTCCAATAGACGGAAACCTGCAAAAGCCCGAGCTTCTGCTGCGGATCGTCGCCAAGCGTCACCTGCCGGGGACGATTGGGCAGGTAGCTGACGGCCAGATAGTTATCCGGCTTATCTTGCCCCGCCGGCGGAAAGGCAATGCCCGGCTGCGCCACCGGCAATGCCGGCTGAAATTGAAGTGCTGCCAGATGATCCAGCAGTGCAGCCAGAATGAGAGCGTCCGTCGCCGTCGCCATGCGTCACCTTGTCTATGATGTTGAAATTTCTAAGGGTTAGTCCGCCGTGTCGCGCGCGGTACTTGCGACGATGTCAGGCCATGCCTGTGCTGCGAGCCGCACCATGCCCTGCCCCGCCTGGCCGTCATTGCCATATTCAACGGTGGCGGCATGAGGGGCGGTGAAACCCATATGGATCAGGCCACCCAGCGGCACGCCAAGGCCGGCCAGATCGACCTGACGGCCTTCACCCTCACCCTCGGCATCCTCGCGTTGCAAAGGCAAAGCTGAAACCTGAAAGGAATTGACAAGCTCACCCGCGGCGGCAGGCGTCGCCTCGACGATCGCCTCGGCCAGCCGCTGCGTGGAAAGGTTCACCACCTCTTCCATGCGCTTCTTGGTCCGCTCGGCCCAGGCCGCGATATCGGCGGAGAAATTGGAGGAAGCCATATCGATTGCCCCTTGATAAGATCAGGCGTCATCGGCGGCGTCGCCCGGTGAAGAGACACGCCGCTCGAAATTCAAAAGTGTGAGATGGCCGTAACGGGCGCGAACCACAGGTCTCGCGGTTCGGGATTCGGCTTTCGTCCCGCCGCTCTTTTCAATCCCCGGCAATGGTGAGACACGGTTGAGCAGCAGGATGACGCGCGCCAGCAGCCAAAGCGTCAGGATCGTCTTGAAACGCACCAGCGCCGTCATCGCCGTACCTGCAGCTGCCAGAAAACGACACTCCCGTCCGGCGACAGCGGTTGGATATCGACGATCGCATGCTCGGCGCCGCCGATCAGCACCTTGTCGGCCAATGTCGGCGTGATCGATAATCCCTCCGTCGAAAGATAGACCGTGCGGTCGCCACGCTGCACCAGCGTGTCGGCAACATGCGCTTGACTTTGTTCGAGATCGACGAGCGAACACGCAAAATCCTCGCTCGTCTGTACCGGATCGTAGTCGGGGCCGGAATTGACGATGCGTCGCAGGCTTCCCCGCTGGCCGAATTTGGCGATCAACCGCTCCGCAGTCGCCCGCGCCTTGCCGTAATCGAAAGCGTCCATCACACCACCAGAATGCCCGGCAGCACCGGACACAGGAGGGGATAAAGCAAGCCGTCGAGCATCGTCAGCACCGGCTTTGCGGAAGCGACCATCTCGTCGCTCGTGGCGGCGACGGCATATTCCGTCTCCAGCGGCCCCACCTTCTCGCGCTTGACGGTGCGGGCCGCGACAATGACCGGTGTCAGGCCGCCGGGCTCCGAAAGCTCAAGCGCCGCCGCCTCATAGGCGGCATGTGTTACAGCCAAGGGCGTCGCGTCGCCGGCAACAATCTCGCCGTTGACAGTTACCGCTCCGCCGCGCGGCCATGACAGCGCCTGATCATAACCACCGGCACGCTGTCCGCTAAATCTGGGCTCATAGAGACTGTCGATCGCCTGCGACCCGCGCACCAGTGCCGCCAGGCGATCGCCATCGCTTGCCGCGGCCCAGGCAATATTGCCACGGTCGACAAAATAGGCATCGGCGGCAGCAAGCGTGCCGTAAAAGGATGCGGACATGAAAGCTCCGATGTCGATCATTGGGAAGAGGAGAACCCTCTCCCCGCCGCAGCGGAAAGAGGGAGATCAGGCTCAGGACGCAACGGCGATCTTGTCGCCATAGGCCATCGCCGCCGGCAGGCGCACTTCGGTGCCGCCGGTGCGGGCAATGATGCCGGTCTCGAAGCTCATGATTGACTTTTGGCGCGGCTGCAGCACGCGGCGCGGCATCGGCAGATGGAAGCGCAGTACTTCCGGATCGCGGCGATAGACGACCATGCGGCCACCGCCATCCTGGGACGCCGTCGCAAGCTCGCGCAGCGGCTGGATATCGAGCGGCTGGCCCGTTTCGGCCGTGTAGACGTTACCGCGCCGCAAGAAGTCCAGCACGGTGATATAGCCATCGCCGTCGGCGAGCCGTTTGGTGGCAATCAGGCGGAAGGCTTCGGGCGGCAGGCGGAGGCTGTCGATCCACTCGACTTCGCCGGTCCGCTTGCGCACGCCGCCGATAAGATCGTTGACATCGCGCAGCATCTGGTCGGCCGTCTTGGCGGACCAGAGTGTCGAGCCGCCCGTACCATCGGCAGCGACGTCGACGCGCGACACCTTCGGATCGTTGACGAAACCGGTCCAACCCTTTTCCGTCGAGCCGGTCATGGCGACGGAATTGAGCAGGCGTTCGATCTTATCGGCGGCGAAAATGGCATTGGAAGCGTTGAGGTCGAGATTGTAGAGTGCGGCCTGATTGACTTCCTCGAGGTTCCATTCCCAGCCGGAGCCGATCATCGCAAAATCATGGCTGGCGCTGTCGCGCGTCGACTGGTTGAACGGCATGTCCGTACCGGCGGCCGAGAGGAACTTCGCCTCCCCGGCGCTGTCGACCGTGAAGAAGGTCGTACCGGCAGCCCATTCATTGCCTTCGGTGACGACAGGCACATGCAGGCCGTAATTGAAGGTCGGATAGCGCCGTTGATAGATGCGGGTCTCGATATTGCGGCCCTGCGCGATCACGAAGGAATAGGCCGCCTGAGCATCGGCGAAATGCTGTCGAACGAATTGGTTCATGGATTAGGCGCTCCTGTGCTTGAGCGAGATTTCGACGATGTCGCCGTTGCTGCCGCTCGTATCGAAGAAACAATCGGGAATGGGGCCAACGATGCCGGTGCCGGCTGCATTGACGTAAGCGTCAGTCGTCGGGTTGTAGTAGACGGGGTCGCCATCCGAGACGACGCCGCCGGCCCGCACATACATCTGACCGGAGGTCAGGAACGCGCCTGTGACGAACTGGGCATAGCCACCGGCCGGCGCTACATCGGGCAACACGTTCGGGGTGAGTACGGCAATGCCGATAAATTTGCCGCCAGCGGCAAAGGGCGCCACGCCATGATCGGCGAGACCGCGCTGCACCGGCTGCCCGAACTTGATGCCGGCGGCGGCTTCAACCGTGCGGCTGATCTTGTTGGCCTTTTCCTCAGAAGCGATCTGCCCGTGCAGGCCCTTCCGAGGAGCGTTTCCATAGGTGGTCTGATAAGTCGCCATTGAAGCGTCTCCTTTTCGTTGACCTGGTTAAGTGGGATTGGCGGCCAGATGCGCGCTCTCAAGATCGCGCACCATGGCGGCGTAAGCGGTAAAGGCCAGGGATGTGGATGGCTGCGCCGAGGTGATGCCGTCTTTGACGGCATCGGCGAAAAGATCCGGCTTCTTGTTCAAGCCTTCGGTCAGCATGTCGAAACGCGCGTCGACATATGCATCCGATCGACCTTGTACCGCACCCTCGCCTGCCTTGGCGATCACCACGGCCTTGCGGATCGCAGCATCAGAAAGACCGGATGTCTGGACATTCGCGGCAATCGCCTTGGCAAGAACGATCAGGTCGGCGCGTGCCTCGGCACGGCGTTCGATCTCCGCCTCATCGAGAAGCGTCGCCTTCAGTGTGTCCAGTTCCGCATCCCGGACTGCAATGGCCTTCTGATGGCTGATCTCTGTGTCGGCAAGGCGCTGGCGCAATGTCGCAATGATCTCTGCAGCCTGATCGGAGACTTCGATCTCGATGCCGTCGATCATGATCGTCTTCATGGGCATCATTCCTTCCTTGCTGTGGTGATGATCGGAAAGGGGGCGTGGGGCTGCGAGAGGAGAGCAGCCCCACGGTGCAGCCACATCACCGATGCGGACTTTCGAGCCCGCACGGCCACGGCGCACAATGGCGATATGATTGATGCGAATGTTGCGCTGAATGGCGTCGTAGGCTTCGCCTGAGGGCGTGACGCCAGCGGTGAAATCGACATCGCAGACATAGCCGGCGGACAACTCCTGCTTGCCGCTTTCAATGTCCCGGATGGCGTCCTCGTCGCTGACCATCAGCGGCACGCGGAGGAAGATGCCTTCACCGATGATCTCGTCCCCGGTCTGGCCCACGGCGTATTTCTTCCAGTTTTCCGAGGTGACCATTTCCGACGGATGCTCATTTGTCACCGGGCGGTGAGCCGCACTCTTGAGCGTGTCTTCCGAAAAGACTTCGCCGCCAGGCCGATAGATGCGCACGGAGGACATTTCGGGTTTACCGATCTCAGCGCCACTATAATTTTGAACGCCGGTACGAGCGATCCGGGCGTCGGCAACAAGATAGCCGTCTCCGGTCCGCCGCGTGCCCGCGACGGTGACAATGTCTGTGAAATTCATGTTGAGATTTCTCCTGGCCGAAGCCAATCGGGGTCGGATAAAAGGCCGCTACCACGGTGAAACGTGTCTATTGGCGGCTAAGGGGCAGCCGATCGTTGGGTTACTTCAGAGCCCCGTTTCGGATTGCTCGACATCCCTATTCGGCTGATCTGTCGTCTTTGCCGCTACCTCCAATCCCGGCAGCGATCCATCCTCCACAAAAGCATTCAACAGCGCTTCGGAGAGCGCTAAGCGGGGAATGATCTCTTCTCCTGAAGCCGAGCCGAATAGAGACCGGGCCGCTTCTGCCTTTGTCTTGAAAATATCGGCCCGCTCCTTCTCGCTCATCTGTTCCAGCGGAGCCCAGGTCGCATAGATCGCGGGATCGCGAGCGCCAGTGGCGGAGCGGATGACGCATTCGTCGAGCCGAGACATGGCCGGCGTGTAGTCGAGCTCTTGAATGGCCTGTATCCGATCGTGATAGTTTTTCATGTCGGCCGTGCCTGTGGCGTTCATCCCGGCGGGAGACTGCCCCAGCAATCGGGTGACGGGAATATCGGCTGCGCCGGCGACGATCTGCAGGAACGCCATCAGAATATCCGTAAGGCCGGAGAGCGGCGCACTCTTGCTCTCGTATTCCTCCTCGGAGTCGAGGATCAGCGTGCCGTTGACGCCTTTAATGGCATTGGCAAGCGTGTAGCGACGCAGTACGGCGTCCTCATAGGCCTGATTGCCGATATTGGCTGAAAACTGCGGTACTTTGATAATATCGATCTTTGCTTCAAAGACGAGGCTGGCAATGTTTGCGGCCGTACTGTCCGCGTTTTTGATCGCATCGAGCGTCGCGGTAAGCACGCTCTCGCCCCAGGCGTGATTGTCCATTCCGCCAAATCCCTGATCAGGTGTCATGGCGCCCTTGAAGATCACCAATCTCGAGGGATGGATCACAACCTGCGTTCCGTTGGCACCTGTCAGCGTATAGAATTTCGGTTTCCCGTGCCATTCCGAGGCCGGATCACCATCCATGTCGCCGGCCGCGAGCTGGCGGCGTGTCAGCACCGTCAAATGCTTGAGGCCGCCCTTTTCAATTGCTTCCAGATCGAGCGGTAGCGCAGGATCGGCATCGTCGACGCCGATGAACAGAGCAGCGCCTCCAAAGAGACGCGCTTTGGTAGAGGCTTCAAGCACCTTGCCACGCAGATTGAGCCTGCGCTCCTCGGCTTCGATCGATCCGATCTGATCGCCCGCGGCCTGCCAGTTTCGCCATTTTCTGCAGCTGTCCAGCGCAGGAATATCGACGATCTTGCGCGGCAGCCAGGAGCCGCGATAGGCTGCGATAATCTGCTCGTCCGTCAGGATCGGTTGCGTATAAAAAACCGAGGTCGCCTTGTCGCGCTCGGTGCCCATGCGGGACGCGAGGCTCACCAGTCCGTCGCGAACCATCGAGAATATCTGCCCCATGGATTGTCCTTTGATATCGATGTGATGAAAGGTCCGCTTCAAGCGAGCCTAGAAATTGTTGAAACTGAAGGAGGAACCGAGCGCGAGTTCGTTCAACGCGTCGGCAAAGGCGTCGACCTGATCGTCGAACTGCCCGTTCGGAAAGGCGCAAATCTCGTCGAGGAATGCCTCATTCCAATCCCCGCGCAAAAGCTTCACGTTTCCCGCCTCCGCCTGTGCCGATGCCGGCTTGGCGCGCGTCGCCTTGTCGCCGGTCGGAGACACCGTTTTGGTCGGGAAGCCCGCCAACAGCTTGACCTTCGTTTCCGCATCGGCCTTGCCAGCAGCACCCGGATCCTGTGGCATGCGGATCGTCACCGTTGGCCCATCCTGTGACGCCATGTTCTTCAGATTGCGCACGACCTCGGCTGGCGACCAGCGGCCCCGAGCGATGGTCTCGATGTAGAAAACGCCGCCGACCCATGCCATGCACAGGCCGACTGTCCAGTCCGGCTGCCGCCCCGCGCGCGCCTTCGACGCCGCGAAATCCCAGGCCCGGCAGCGCTTTGCGCCAGCAGGCACCGCCTCGACAATCTCGAAATCGCCGCGCTGGAAAAGGCCGCCCGACCGTGGTGAGGGTCGTTGCTGAAATTGTCCGGCAACCGCATAGGATCCGAGCGGTATCTTGTCCCGTTCGACCACGGCGCGGGGAAAACGCTGCGGAAACAGCAGCTCTCCTTCCTCCGTCCGCGGATCGATGAAGCCGATCGACGTCCGACAACGGCGCTCCGGTTCATACTCCATCGGCAGCATCAGGTGCTCATAGCCAAGCCCGAGCGCCAGGATCGCGCCGGAGACATCGGCCTCATGCAACCGCTGCATCACGACGACGATCGCCGAACGTTGAGGATCATTGAGCCGCGTCGGCACGGATTCTCGAAACGTCCGCACCGTCGACAGTCGCTCCGCCTCGGATTCGGCTCCGTCGACCGAATGAGGGTCGTCGATAATCACTCGGTCGCCTCGGCCACCGGTCAATCTCGAGAACGGCACACCTTGCCGCGAGCCCGTTCGAACATTGGCGAATGCCATCTCTCCGGTTCTCGTCAGCTTGACCTGATCGCCCCAAAGCGCCTGATACCATTCCGAGGCGACGAGATCACGCATGCGCCTGTTGTCGCGCTTGGCATAGTGTTCGGAATAAGAGGCACCGAGATAGCGCATCTGCGGCTTACCTTTTGGCCCCCATTCCCAGGCAGGCCAAAAGACGCCGCAGAGAAGCGACTTCATCGTACCTGGCGGCACGTTGATCAATAGTCGCGTGATCTCGCCCGAGGTGACGGCTTCGAGATGAAGACAAATCGCATCGATATGCCAGCCATGGACATAATCGACGGAGGGCTCGACAACATGCCAAGCCTCCCGGACGAAGCCCGCCAAGGACCGGCAATTGGCGCGAATACGCTCCGCATCCTCGGCGATCTGCCGGGCGAGCGCAGCGCCATCACGCTCAACCGCCCGTCTCACCCTCTCCTCCCGGATCGCCGCCATCATCCTCGCCGGATCCGGCAAGCGGAGCGAAGAGGGTTTCGAGTATCGCAAGCTGCTCATCCGTGGCGTTGGTTAAGTCGATGGTGAGGCCCCGCCCCGCTTTGGCTCCGGCTACCGCACCGGTGCGCTCGCTCGGCTTCTGATGAACGTAGGAAGCTGCGATCTTCGCCATTTCGTCGCGCCGTTTTTGATCCGCCTCGTCGTCACGCATCACCTTCAGCATGTAATCGAGCGGCGTATCTGCGGCAGAAACTGACTTGCGCCGCCGCGCACGCGGCTTGCGCGGCACGACTGGCTTGTCGGCATTGGACATGCTTGAAATTTCCGATGAACCTTGAAAGAAAAAGCGGTTTAAGACATCGCTTGCGGTCAACAGTGCGTCGCTGCAACTGTTCTCATCATGCCAAAATGAATACCCCAATTCGGCAGGTTTGGCGACACCCCTGATGAACGATAGCTCTGCAACGAATGAAGATCTTGGCGAGGCAAGCGATTAATCCTCTGAAATAATTAGGAAATGCTGCAATCTGGCGTCCGACAAATTAAGCAGGATTGTCGTCGGATCCCTCAAGCTGCCCAGACCACAGCGTAAGGATAAGATGGAATGCCCAGCACCGGCGAACACTTTGGCCTCGACCGACAGCGATCAACACGCACGACAGCCAATGACGCTTCTGGTGAAAAACGAGCGAGAGAACACATTGGAAGATAATCAAGGAGGGGTGGTCGACTTCGGCCGCGTACGGCAATTCATTACCGACAACCTTCCCATTCTGCCGGTTCCTGGCGTTCCGGAGATTCGGCTCCATAAAGCAGGCCCGCGCAGCGGTTTGCATCGCCTTGCAGAAAGGGATCCACAGTTCGGATCACCTTATTGGGCGCATTATTGGGGAGGAGGCTTGGTGTTGGCGCGCTATCTTCTCGATAGGCCGGAAACCGTGGCGGGCCGCCATGTGGTCGATTTGGGCGCCGGTTCGGGAATCGTCGGCATCGCAGCGGCAAAGGCAGGCGCCATGGACGTGTGCGCAACCGACATCGATCCTTATGCGGTCGAGGCGATCGCTCTCAATGCAAACTTGAACAATGTCGTCATTCGAACCGTCCTTGCCGATCTCACGACAGGCCGGCCACCGTCGGCGGACATTATCTGCGTCGGCGATCTATTCTACGAAGCAGCTCTTGCGGAAGATGTTACGGAATTTCTGGATCGCTGCCTGGTATCGGGCATTACGGTTTTGATCGGCGACCCATGGCGCACCCATCTACCCACATCCCGACTTCGTCTTCTGGCGGAATATGCTGTGCCAGATTTCGGCCTTGGCGCTGGAAGCCCTCGGCACAGTGGCGTCTTCGCGTTTGAAAACAATGAGCAGTCGTAGAGAAGGTTTCAGATCGAAACATAGCGGCAAGCGCGGGTTCGGACCGACGATGTCGCTGCAATCTAGGCTTTCAACTTGGCGCGGCGGCGGTTGGCGCGCTCCAGCCGCTTGGCAAGTTCAGCGAGCTCGGGGCTTGCCGCATCGAATACGGGCCGGGCGTCGTCCGGCAGCCAATGCATTTCATGCTTGATCGTGGGCGGCTTCACTCGCTCCGAGCCGCCAGCCGAATTCGGCATCATCGGCGCAATGCGCGACCAGTCGGGCTCCTGCAATATCGGCGAAACAGCGAGAAGCATGCGGGCTATGTTCTGAAATTCGCTTTGGATACGCCGTTCTGCCGTACGCCGTACCCGACCGGTTCGCCCACAAAAATCCCGAAAAGATCCGGCGACAAAGGGGGCGGCAAGACAAACGGACCAGCGCGAGAGCAGAACGCGGCGCTCCTCATCGCGAACATGGATCCGCAGCCATTCCTGCAGTACCTCTTCCGCTCGGCTGATCGCGGCAGCGCTCGGACGATAGCGCACGCGGACATCCGCATGGTCCATCTGCTCGGGCAAAACCTCTGGCCAGAGCGTACGCATTCTGTCCGGCCGGACACCGCGAACATCAAGGTGGACCATCGTATCCGCGGCCTCGATAAAGCGAGCGCGGATGATGAGGCTCAAATCGGCGATTTCCGCCGCGTTGCCGGAAAGATCATCAAACCGCAAGGCGTGTCGGTGCATCAAGTCGTTTCTCCAATTCCCAATAAAGCAAGGTCCGTAGCGTCGCGCGAACCGGCCACGGCCGCCGCGCCACTGCGTCCACGCGCAGTGAAGCAAGTGTGATCTCGTCGAAGGCGCCAAGTAAGTCGCCCGGGCGCTGAAGCGCCCAATCCTGGCGTTGAGCGAGAACATCGGAAACGGCACCAATCGTATCTGACCAAAGTTCATCACGATTGTTGGCGGTCTGCCGGATGCAGCGCAGCACGAAGACCAGATGACCATCGCCATAGCGCCCGCGAATTTCCTGCATCGTCCCACGCGCATGGCTCTCGGCCGGCGCGCGCCGACGATGAACCGGAACAAGCTTTATGCCGAGACCATCGAGAAGAAGATCAAGTTTGCCTTTGCTCATTGACCCAACCGCCTCCTTTCACAGACGTCTTTGCTAGCTTTG